TTCCGTATGCCTGCTCCGTTGGCTAACCGTTTTGTTCACTTGGAAATGACTGTTAACTGGGATGACTACTTTGAGTGGGCTGTTGAAAACAAGATCCATAAGGACGTAGTTGGCTTCTTGTCTTTTTCTAAAAAGAGCTTGTACGACTTTGATCCAAAATCTAGCTCACGTGCGTTTGCTACTCCACGCTCTTGGTCGTTTGTTAGCGAATTGCTAACAGATGACGATGTGGATACAGACACACTAACTGATTTGGTATCGGGTTCAGTTGGCGAAGGCTTGGCAATCAGTTTTATGGCTCACCGTAAAGTTGCAGGTAAAATGCCTAACCCTACAGACATTTTGTCAGGCAAAGTTAAAAAGATGGATTCCAAAGAAATCTCAGCTATGTACTCATTGACTGTGTCATTGTGCTACGAGCTTAAAGATTCTTGCGAGAAGAAAGCTAAAAACTGGAACGAGCAAGTCAATAACTTTTTCGAATTTATGATGAATAATTTTGAAACTGAATTGGTTATTATGGGTACTAAATTGGCTTTAAGTACTTACAAGTTGCCATTGGATCCAGATGAGATTAAATGCTTCGATGACTTCCACAGCAAGTTTGGCAAATACATTGCCGCAGCTACTGAGAAATAATTAGAGTTATCTATATTTGACACCACCTTCGGGTGGTGTTATACTATATACTATAGCAAATTAGGAGTTTAAATGTCACATACAGATCCAATTATCGACAAAATTATTGTAGCCCGTGTGGGTCTACTACTTCGCCATCCTTTCTTTGGTAATATGGCTACACGCCTAAAAATTGAAGAAGGATCTGAATGGATGGGAACTGCCGCTACAGACGGTCGTACTATCTACTTTAATCGAGAATTTTTTACTCCACTTAGCGTAAAGCAAGTTGAGTTTGTAATTGCACACGAAATTTTGCACAATGTATTTGACCATATGGGTCGTCGCGAACATCGTAATCCACGTATCTTTAACATTGCCGCTGACTATTGCGTAAATGGACAATTAGTACGTGACCGTATCGGCGAACACAACATTGAAGGGATCAAAATCTTCCACGATACCAAATACTATGGTATGGGTGCCGAAGAAGTCTACGATAAAATCTTTGATGAAATGGACGAAGACGAACTTAATGCACTAGGTCAACTTCTAGATGATCACATCGACTGGGGCGAAGATGGTAAAGATGGCAAGCCAAAATACACTAAAGAAGAACTAAAACAAATCCGTGACGAGATTCGTGAAGCTACTATGCAAGCGGCACAGGCGGCGGGTGCGGGTAATACCCCTGCAAGCGTTCAACGGATGATTAAAGAGCTTACAGAGCCTAAAATGAATTGGCGTGAAATACTACGTCAACAAATACAAAGCACTATTAAGAACGATTATTCATTTATGCGTCCTAACCGTAAAGGTTGGCATATGAGTGCAATTTTGCCTGGCACACAATTTGAAGACACTATTGATATTTGTGTTGCAATTGATATGTCTGGTTCTATTGGTGATGAGCAAGCTAAAGATTTCTTAACAGAAATCAAAGGCATTATGCAAGAGTACAAAGACTTTAAAATTAAGCTATGGTGTTTTGACACTAAAGTTTATAACGAACAAAGTTATGACGGATATTCAATCGATGAGTTTGATAACTATGAAGTAATGGGCGGGGGCGGAACTGAGTTTGATGCCAACTGGGAATATATGAAAGAACACGATATTCAACCTAAAAAGTTTATTATGTTCACAGACGGTTATCCTTGGGGTAGCTGGGGCGATGAGGATTACTGTGATACAGTATTTGTCATCCACGGTAATAATACTATTGTTCCTCCGTTTGGAGAATATGCTTATTACGAAGCTGTTGAAGAGGCGGCATAATGGCATTAAAGAATGGCAAACCTAATCCTTTAGACTATTTTGATCTACGTAGGGTTGAGTTTGCCTGCCCTCATTTTAAGTACACAAGCGTAGACAAATACAATCCAGTACTAGTCAGATCTATTGATATTTGGATAAAGAAGAATCTAAATAATAGGTACTATGTAGGGCAGGGTATAACTCTAGATAGTTCCAATACTATTGTGTATAATACACGAATTGGCTTTGAAAGTGAGAAGGAATTAAGTTTTTTCACAATTGCCTGTCCACATTTACAAACTAGATAATTAAATGTGTACTTTATCATATAAGGAGATTTACAATGGCTGAAGCACAAACACAACAACCGGCAGCAGATGCACAAGCGGGTTCTACAGAATTAACTATCAATGACTTAAACGCAATGAAAGTTATCATTGATATTGCAAGTTCACGTGGCGCATTTAAACCAAATGAAATGGTTGCAGTTGGACAAACATATACAAAATTAACAACATTCTTGGATGCTGTATCTGCTCAACAAGCAACGCAACAACCAGCCGGCGCACCAGCACCAGCACCAGCACCAGCAGCGCCAGTACCACCAACAGGAGCATAATATGGCCGAACTTAAACACGTCGGCCGTGTAAAAGCTACTAACAAAAAAGTGTTGGTAGCCTATCGCACTCTCCCCGGCGATGCAAATTTTTGTTTAATTGTACCTACAGAAAATTTACCAGACATCTATCACGATGCTTTGATTAATTTAGTAGAAAGTGCAACTGGACAAGAAGCCTACGAATTTGCCGAAGCAATGGATCGTAGCCAATTCCCAGACGGTGCTAGAATGTTACCTGCACTACACGCAAGTGGACGTCTAATCAAAGCTGCAACAAATGCGATTGAAATGACACCTACTCCACAAGTAAGTATTTTGTTAAGCGAGCTTAACGGCATTATTGCTGAACAACGCGGTGTTACTATCGACGAACTTTCTCTTAAAGAAGGTGTTAACGATAAACCTGCTCCTAAGGCAGAAGCAAAAGTCGAAGCTAAAGTTGAAACTGTTCAGGCAAGTGTTCAGCCAACAAGTTTTGATAGCCCAGAAGCCGAAGCAAAATACTATCGTAGTCAAGCTGATAGACTAGCAAAAGAAGCTGCTGTATTCCGTAAACGTGCGGAAGACTTAGTTCCTACTGTTAAGAAAAAGGCTAAAGATACGGCGTGACACATCAGGGAAGAATTCTTCCCAAGGATGTCATAGCACATTGGCCAGAAGTATTTGGTGAAGTACAGTTAAATGTGATACCTCTTAGGTATCTGCATACCGTGCTGGTCAATTTTAAAGACGGCAAAACTTGGGAAATTAGAATAACAGCTCAAACTAAACGAGACGGGTGGAGTGTCTTTGAAAAGAATCTATCTGAAATTTGTAAAAGCTATGAAGAAAAAATTGACAATGTTGATTTTAAATTAGATGCTACAAAGGTAAGAAAAGATATTGAAAAGTCCACTCAGAAATTTTTGAAAAGAAAGAAGCTATAAATAATGAATGTTAGATTACTTAGTTACTCTCAACCAACACAAGAATTTGCTTCTATGGGCGTCGATGATGCGCAAGAACTCATTGCGTATTGCGCCCGTGTGTCCAATCCCTCCAACCAACTTAACACCGAAACATCAGAAAAACTCATCCGATATCTTGTCAAACATCAACACTGGTCGCCACTCGAAATGGTCAGTGCCTGTATCGAAATTACAACAACAAGAGACATTGCCCGTCAAATCTTGCGACACAGAAGTTTCAGTTTCCAAGAGTTCAGCCAGCGATATGCTGATCCTACTCGAGACTTGTCGTTTGTATTGCGAGATGCTAGGCGACAAGACACAAAAAATAGACAAAACAGTATAGAACTGGATGTACATAATAACGACGAAGATCGATTCCTAGCCTATCAATGGGAACGTATGCAAGAGTTAGTTATTAAACAAAGTAGAGAAGCATACGCTTGGGCAATTGAAAAAGGTATTGCTAAAGAACAGGCTCGTGCTGTACTACCAGAAGGATTAATTGAAAGTCGGTTATATATGAATGGTACACTTCGTAGTTGGGTACACTTTATTGAGCTACGCAGTGCAAACGGCACACAGAAAGAACATCAAGAAGTTGCTCTAGCGTGTGCCGAAGTTATTAGTAAAATCTTTCCGATGGTTGGTTCTTTTAAAGAATAACGCACTCGATCAATTTAACTCCAGATTCATTACTTGACTCAAGAGCTACCGCAAATACATCCGCATCAGCTTGTGTAATTGCTTTACCATAACCAGAACCGTAAGGTTTAATTCTATTACCCTTAGTTACAGGGCCGATTACTTTAACAGGTACTCGGCCTTTTAATGCGATATAAGTTCCGCCTTCAAGTGTTTGATTCATCTTAACACCCGGATTAGCACTAACTACACCAATAGCACGTTCATTAATATTGCAAGAAGTAACTTCAGCATCGCCGCCTACCATCATTACTGTACCAACTTCGTACTCTTTGTCAGCCATATACTTTTCTGCCAAGTCAGCGTGACTTGTACTAAAGTTATTAGCATACATATTGTTGAACCACTGTGTAGAAGAACCAACATTTGTGACGCCTGATGAACCTGGGTAAACTGTATCACCTAATAACTGTAGTGTATAGCTGTTTACAGAACCCACGCGAGTTTGGAATACGATTGGAACACCTGAAATGTTACTCTTAAACACAGGAGTTGCTACAGCATTACCACCAGCAAAGCTATATTGAGCATTGCTTACACTTAACGCACTGCCCATACCAAAACCGCTATCAGAGAAATTCATCAACTGAGAGAAGCTAGAAGGAATATCCTTTCTAACAAAGTTTGTAGCTGCGATTCCGCCTAAACGTAATGAATCTGCACTAGTACCCCACATAATAGTTCCAGTAATGTTTCCTGAACCATCTGTTGACGCACTAATACCGTTTACGTCTGCCGTGTTTAATGTAATACCTTGATAAACTTTTGAATTAGTAAATCCTAAGATTGGAGTTCTAACACTATCTACAATAAAAGTATTGTTACTAACTGTAAACACTGCTGTGCTACCGCCTAGGATAGATTGAATAATAGGGTGTGTAGGATTCACAGAGTCATATGAAGGATCTGAACTACTTACATAAGCACTAGTAATACTAAATTGAGTTGTACCACTGTTAGTACTAGATGTGAACGGACCAATTACAGTAAATGGTGTTTGAGCATTACCGTTGTAAATGTTAAGTTGATTATTTTGGCTATCCCACCAGAAGTCACCTATACTTGGACCGCTTGGAGGAGTTGTAGAAGATTCTGCGCTACCCACTGTTCTAAAACGACCATTAACATCGAAGAATTTTAGTTTGTTATTACCACTATCAAACCAAAGTTGTCCTGCAACAGGAGTTGCTGGTTGTGTAGAACCAGCAAAGTTTTCTAACAAATACACAAAATTTTCATTTTGTGCTTGTCCGTAACCAGCATAATTTTTGCCGATGAGAGTGATATCGAGCGAATTATCAATAGTTCCATCAGCTACTGATATTGCTGGGCTAAACGGAGTCCCGTTAAAATGATTTATTGTGTATGACATTCTACTTTCCTTATTCTATTATTTATTTAGGCTGTGTTTGGAGCCAAGTGTTGAACGTTGCCATCTGTGTGCTATCATAGCCAATTAATTCAGGATAAACACTGATCCAAACGTCCGATAATTCAGGAACCATAGCTTTAATTCGTATTGTAGCACGGCCTATTTTATCAAGTGCAAATGTTATCGGTGCACCGTTTGTCGATGATGCTTTGTATGCCGATGGATCTCCGCCATTAATACTCATAGGAAAATCTAATTTCTGCAAGTTCTTAATTTGAATTTCAGTAACATCTGGCCAAACTGTTCCATTTATGTCTACAATTTTTGGAATCAATGTAATTACATTATTAACTCCAACAATCGCTTTACGTTGTGCATCTAAGTATGTGTTAGGACCAAAGTCTACTACAGCTTTTCTAATTCTTAACGTGTTGTCTGGCATCCAGAATGACAAATGACTTGGATTTAAAATACTTTCAGAAATTACATTGTACATATCTTCTGTAAGTGTACCAATGTAATGGTTCTCTGTATTAGTATCGCTATGAATAATATCAGCGAATGGCGCAATAGCACCGTACAATCCAGTGATTAGTCTATTAACAGTTGAAAAACTGATACTGTAATTTTTATCTGCTGTCCACCCTTTTACTGTGTCCATTCCAGAAGGTGCTTGAGTTGTCATACCATAATCCTTGTTAGTTTGTCGTATACTTTATCACAGTGGTTACATTCGGTACCACATACTGTCTTACAATTATTAGTTAGCTGATTGAATCCTACTTCAGTAATTTCATTTACCAAAGTTTTTGCCAACGGTATAAACCCAGTAGTGCTTAATAAATCTCCAAAACGAATATTCCCACTGCCTGTTTGATATGCTTCGATAACTTTCTGCCATCTTGACAATGGAAAACCACGTCCGGCAATTTTAATAGTATCAACTAAGCCATCAAATTTTGCTAAATCATTTGGAAACGTAAATGCTGTCTTTAACCATTCAGCTGGATTATGATTGAAATAGCTTACACATCCAAGTTTATTATGTACATTAGCTGTTATATCTCTTTTGTCTTGAAATTTAATCTGGCTAATGATAAGATCATCCCATTGTTTCCATTTACAGTCTACAATACAACCTTCGTTAACTAGCATTGTAATTTTAATATCGTGTTGTTTAGCATAATCACTCATTTTACGTAATGTATCTAAATCTCTATTCAAACTACGGTCAACAATAATATGTGTAATGTGTAATATTTCGTGCATAAAGATAAAATCTTTAAGAGTTCTAACCAAGTTGTTTACACTATTTTTTAAAATTAAACCTGGCTTGTGCTGTTGAAAGTCTTTAATAATTTCTGCTCTTAACAAATATGTATTATTAAGGGTAACAATATCTACATCTATGTCTGCAATGTGTTTAATTAAATCAGGAACTTGCTCGTAAAACTCATTACTATATGTACTAGGATTTACAAGATAGTGTACTTTAATACCATACTTTTCACGGATAGCATATAGTTCATCAAACATTTCTTGACCATTGAATAAACTTCTAGCACTACCAAATTTATTGTCGCTGAAATACACATCAGTAATAGATGAAGTATCCAGGACAGAAAGAACATCAATCATTCCTTCTGTATAAGGTATGCTAAATTTACGGGTTGTAGACATTATTTGTTCTGCTTCCTACGCCGATCCAGCCAGCTGTAATTGTAGTTCCGTGATACCAATGGTCACCATTAATAGTAACACTAATATTAAATTTACCGTAATTGCCGTCATTCTTGTCATATGTAAACGGACTAACAGATACAGCCCACGTTGCTGGATCTAAACCATAGTAGTTAATACGTCCATCAAAAATGCTTGTAAGACTTGGAGCAATATTTAAATCGTAATTACCTTTCCAACTTAAATCTGACGGATTGCCGCTCAATCCTAAGTAACTGGCCAAGTCAATTGTAAGTGTTACTGTACCAGTTGAACCATATTCATTAACAGTATTATAAGTTGTTGCTGTTGACCAGCCACCGCCTAAGAACCCACCACTTGAACCGCCGCCACTATAGTAACCATTTGTGTGTAAATCAATTGAACCAACAATAGTTTGAACAATATTTTGTAGTTGAGATTGTGGGCTAGAAATTTGTGGAGGAATATAAGGCTTATCTCCTAAGTCGTTATAACTACCAGTTGCTGCAACTCTTGCCAAGGTGTTACCAAAGTTTACATCGGTAAGAATCTTTGCCCAAGGACTCCAAGTAGTGCCAGTATCACGACGACTACGTACATAATTGTCAGCGTGAGCACCAGTACTGCCGCTCCAACCAACTAATAGTTCACCTCCGCCTGATCCGCCCAGTGCAATTAAATTGCCATAAGTGATTGGATAACCATTATTGTAAACACTACGTAGTGTTAGTCCATTTGGTTCTGAAGATCCATTGCTTTCTGCTGAAACAGTTCCTTGATTATCTAATACACTTGCTGTATTAGCATTGCCGTATA